GGACAATACCAGGAATCATTATCTTTTCTTTGTCCTTATACTCGCTAATCTTTTCCAAAGCAACAGAGAATGTCATATCTCTGTTCTCCATACCTAATAGCTTGTTGACATTTACAACACTACGAGCAACGGCTGCCTTACCATCATTCTGTAATGCTTCAATATCTCTTTGCGAATTGGTAAGGTTCTGTTTTAGTTCTGCGCCCTCATTACCAGGAAAAGCCGTCCCTGCAGTATAACCCAAAGCGAGGTCTGAACCAATAGGAGCTAATTTCGTTCCGCTCCACCTATAGGTAATATTGTCAGAAGAATCAATATATACCTTACCACTTGCAGGGGTGCGACCATCTTTAGAAGCAGTACCGTAATTGTCCGCATCAGACCAATCAGCATAATATGTGGTTGTACTATCTTCGTCTGATGCTACTGCCAATACAAACTTATTCTTAGCTCTGTTGTAGATAACTTTAGTATGTTCATCTTTTGATGACTTATCTGTAGCTTGCTGCTGTGCTGTCAAGCTATCCAAACAACTATCAAACTCTATAACATCATCGACGTAACTCGGCAAGTGAGCAGATGGTACTTTGCCTTCTTCGTCTAAAGGCGCAAAACCATTTGCCTTGCCTTTCGAGTCTTTTATAGTGGTTAATTCAACATTCATATCAGATGCCGCTTTCTTTGCATTTTCGGCAGTCTGCTGTGCTGTCTCTACGGCTGCGCGAGTTTGGTTTACACTATCGCCTTGTGTTGTTACTTGTGTTTTGAGTGCCTTTACATCATCTTTGATACCCTTAACATCGGTCTTCGTAGCGTTAAGGTCACCCTGCAATTCAGATATGTTGCTATTATATTGTTCACTATCCACTGTAGGGTTTCCTCCATTCTCTCCTGTTGCTACCCATGCACTTCCATCTGCTACATAGATAGGTGCAGGCAAACTGCGTCCTACGATTGCCCACCACCCATCATGCGGACGTGGGTATGCCTCACGAAGTTTTTCGACTGTAGTAAAAAGACCCTTGTTGGCAGACTTGACATTCTTAGCCTCAAGCCAACCCTCTACAATTAGATTCTTCTTTACTACAGCGTTGCCTTGTACATGGGCATTACCACCTACACCTACGTGACGTCCAATACTAACATCACCCTCTATTTCGGTTGTCTTAATAGAACTCATACTAACAGTTGTTTACTTAAATCGGTCATTACTTGTGATTGTTCTCTTTGCCCAATTGTAGCAAGCACAAGGGCTGCCATCTCATAGATAGCGGATTGATAGCAACGCTCTGGTATCATTATTCCCTCGTTATCATCAATAGATGGTAGAGGATAATACAAAGCTTGTTCTACAGTTGCAGTATCGTCATTGCATGAATACAATTCCAACACACGTCCCTCAGTACGGCTCACAATTGCCACTACTGGCTTTTGTGGATTTCCTCGTAAGCCTTTGTATCGTGAAAACTGTAACTGATACCGAGGGTCGCCTGCGGTAATAGGTTCATATACTGGACGTTCCCAGTCACTCATCTTAAATACCATAAGGCGCATAAAGTCATCAGGAAGCATCACCCAACCCGAATGCTGGTTGCGCCAATAAACAGCATCGCCAAACGGAACGCCACCATCAAGCAAGTGGATAGGTGCGTTGGTAACTGTCCGACGCACCCCCTCCACAACCTTACTATAGATGATGTCATCAAGCATCAAAGTGTCAATGTCTTCATCTGTTATAAGTTGCTCGTTGGTTTTGTTCTCATCTATGGCTATACGTACATCACGCAGGATGTCCTTAACTTCGTACACCATATTTCAAAGCTGATTAATCAGTGAACACTACATCAATGCCATTGTTCTTACCGCAAGCAGTGATGTCCGCACGAGTTCGCAATGAACTACGCTTTATCCCGAACTCTGCCTCGAGAAAGTCCTTTGCGTCGTCATTACATGTAAACTCTTTGCGAGTTGACGTGTTAACGGTTTCTTCCTCTGGCTGGGTTACTGGAGTTTCATCTGCTGATTGTTCCTGCTCTTTTTTGTCTGGAGTGTCTATACCTTGCTTTTCCCCCGTCAGTTCTTCGTTGTTACCAGTTTCAGTGGAAGTGTCTACATCCTCCTCTTCCTGTAGAGCAACATGCTCGCTTTCAATATACACATCCTCATCGGTATTCACCACATGAATCTTAGTGATAAGCCCAGACTTGAACTCTTTACTATTCTCTATTGCCAATTGGATAATTGGATTATCCGTTGAAAAGGTTGCAGGAGTACGACCAGCTTCATTTGAAGAGCCATTAGTGAAAGATATTTTCATCTTTGCGCTGCCAACCTTGATAAGGGCTTGGTAGTCAAGCATACCAGCCACACCGTAGATAATTTTTCTTTTCTTCATTGTGTATTTAATAAAATAGGCGGACGGTCATAAACCTATCCGCCTATAGTTTTTTATTGGTGTTTGAAATTTAGTTACCTAATGGTAGTTCACCTGTATAAGGTTCCCATGCAGAGTTCTTATACAACCACACTGTACCACTTACAGCCTTACTGTTGATAGCAGGACAATCCACCATGAGGTAGTAAACGCAATTCTCCTTAGGAGAAGCTGGTGCCTTGTCGCTATTCCACAAGTGCATGTGTAGAACGTCTGTTTCGTAACTGTCATCAGTTCCCTCACCGTCAATCCAGACGTGACATGTGCCCTTCAAGCCGAGACCATCCCACACAATAGTAGCATTGCGGGTTGCCTCTTCACCCTCGACACGGTCTTTGTCTGTATGTTCTGCACTATACACGTAGTGTACGCAGCGGTCGTAAGCAATCATGAAACATGAATTGCTCCAACGCAGACGGTCAAGTGTTGGGTCATGCTTGAACTCCAAATTTCCAAAGATAGTATGGATGCGCGTCACCTCCCAACCAAGGTCATTCATCTTCACCTCGAAGCGTACCTCTGGATGTTCAGAGAAGTCAATAGTCTGAATCTTCTCTAAGAAGTTCTTACCACACAATCCGAGGATAGTGTTAGGGACATCTTCACCTGTAAAGATGAGCTTGGCAAGAGCAATAAATTTCTTGAAATTCCATTTGCCATCATCCTTAATCTCTTTCTTCACCTGATAGCGTACGCCCTCTGTGAAGTAAACATCCTGCGGACCAATCTTGGTGTCAACAGAAATCTTACCTTTTCGACCTGCATACAGGGTGCGGTTGCCTTTTACCTTGAAATTAGTAATCTGTGCCTCTGCAATGATTGCATGGTCGAATGGAATCTGCTTGTCTTGTGCATCGAAGTAGTCTGAGACAACACTGTTCATGATGCGCTTCTGCAAGTGCAAGTCAATAGGCTGTGGAACTACAAGGTCTGGTTCTACTTCTTTCTGCGTCTCGTAACAAGCATTAGCCATAAGCACACATACAGAACCTGCAGGAATAGCAGGAGTTGTACAACTCTCATCACCTGATACGGCACGAGGACCGTTGACAGCAATGGCTACAGGATTACCAGTAGTTGTGTCCTTGCCGACAATAAAAATCATCAGGTCTTTACCTGGAGTAGCTTTCTGACCTGTTGCGTCGTAACCATCAACACCCTTAACAAGGAGTGTGGTATAAGGTCGAGGCAGTTTCTGGTCTTGACTGAGTAGAGGAAGAATGAACTGATTGTCCGTGCTCTTCGCTACAGCATCTTTGGTTGTTACGAAACTCTTGGGTTCATCGATGATGTAGTGTCTAACGACTGGACTCTTAACATTCACTCGCTTAGAATGCAGCATAATCTGCATCATAGGCGTGTCATCACTCTTAAACTTGTACAGCTTCTGGTCAATGTCAGGTGTAATAAGGTTACCTGCGCCAACGCCACCTGTAGCACCAGCAGTTGCACTGACAGTTGTAGCCTGTCCACCAACCTGTGTCTGGGCTCCTGCTGTACCTGCTGTAGGCTGCTGATAGCCACCTGCATGCTGTTGTACTGTTTGTTCTGTTGCCATTTGAATAAAGATTTAAAATGAATAATCTATTTTTTTACATGCTGGGCTTAACGAGGTTTTCTGCTTTGATACCACCTGTAGCATTGGCTAAATTGCTTACCGTCGCTGCTGCCCCATATACTTGGGTCTTGTATCCAGCACTCCCTTTAGCTCTTTCTATTTTGGGATTGCCGACTATTTTTACCACTTGTTCTATCATGCCATATTTGCGATGTCAAAGATGTCCATACCTTGCTTGCCACTTCCCTGCTGGTTGTTCTTACCATTCAAAGGTGCAAGTCCATCACCGTTCTTATTCTTGCGTAATTTTTCGGTGACCTTTTGATTGCGTCCTGCAACCTCACCTTCTTCTTGTGCATCTGCAACATCTTCGTCATGGTTAATTGCTTTTGTCATGAGGTCAAACATCTCTGGTGAGAATTTACCCATCACACCATCACGCACAATGTTGATAAGGTGGAAGATAATTTCATCTGCCTGCTCATCAGTAAGACCACGCTCCTCTTGGAACTGCTTGAGTGCATCAAGAGATTTTGGTAAGTTCTCGGCATACTCATCATCAAGCTGCTTGCTCTTTGCAATACGCTGTTGCTCCTCTGCCCATACGTCTGCAAGTTCCTGCATCTTATCAGGGTCATCGAGCGTTTCCTTAATGTCAGGACCGAAATTCTTCAACAGACTAAGCACAGGATTGCCACCTTTGCTCATCTCGGTAAGAAACTCTGCACTACGAGGGTCGGAAGCAAACATGTCAGAAAGTGCTTTTTCACGCTCTCTGTAGCCACCGAGTTGTTTTTCGTAATTGTCATAGTCTTCACCTATCTGACCGTATATTTCTTCGTCATCCTCGAATTTCTTGTCGGGGTACTTCTCACGTAATCGACCGAGTTGTCGGTCTCTTTTGCTGATTTCATTATTTTCAGTTGTAGCCATGTCGTTGATACTCGTAGAGTTACTGATTTATTTACCTGCAAATATAATGTGGTAATTATTCCTTTCTCTTTTATCTATTGTGAGATATTTTTAGTATCTTTACAAGCAAATTGACTAAGACTGGTGAAATATTACGGAAGCATACTCGACTTTACCCAAGAACGTAACCAAGAACTTATGCGGGTCTATCAAGAGGAACTATCTAAAGCTGGTTACATCGTTATGCCTAAAATCTTTGAGCAAGTAGCAAACTCGCCATGCTCACGGTTTTGGGTGAGTGAGGAACGTGCGGCTATTGTGATTTCCACTTTGTTAGCTGGCAAAGTAATTCCCAATATGCGAAAAAATAAACGTGAAATGTTTGATGAGATTTTTCGTCGTTTTCTTATTGCACGTGAACAATATCCTGAAAAGTCTATCTATGCGCTCGCTATTATGGTAGTAAACCAACCTGCACCTAAGTTTTACATGACACCTCGTACTGTAGGAGAATTAATCTACCGAATTAAAAATGGTTGGTATGAAAAGCAGTTCAATAGGTATAAGGATTATTCACAAGTCGACAAAGAGGAACTCTAAATTGTGGCAGCAGTCATTGGACCACGATGATAATGTAACCCTCGTTCTTTCCTCTCAACTATCGTTGGCATATCCATTTCATAAAAACAGATATGCATACCTATAGCTCTCGTCATAACCTTGTCATCATGTCTACCAGATATAGCACCGTATGAGCCGTTCTGTTTCTTCTCATACACAAGCAATTCATCAAGTGCACGCATATCTCGCTCGGTGTATAAGCGTTCACGAACACACTTAATAAGAGTTGATATAATCATTGGTTTTGTAGCGGGATTGGTGTTAAAGCCATACTTCTTGGGGAGTCCCTGCCGTATCTCGTCCTCGCTCTGTCTGCGTGCATACATATTAGGATATACACTTCCTATTTGATTGAGAATGTACAGTGATTGGTCTCCACCCTCAACATGACGTTCTTTGTCTCTACTGTCCATAGTGTTACTTTCTATAACTAACAAGGAGTTGTTATAGAAACCTGCAATCTGTGCTGACTTCCATGCTAATATATCCATATCACAATGTCCGTACCATTCTGCCACTACAGCAGGGCGACCACCATCCATAAGATTGATACGGTCAAAAACAACTATATCCGACCAGTCGGCTTTTTCTGTTCTACCTCCGACGTCGACAACAGTAAGATAACGGTCTGTTATCTCTACCTCATCATCTTCTTCTGGCAATGCCCACACCCACAATAAGCCTTGCGCATCTTCATGGAAACGAAGTCCTGTAAGTGCTTCTTCACCCTCAGACTGTTTCCCATAGACATCGCCTATAAAACGAGGTGGACGACATGCAGGCTTGAACTCCTCCACTTGGTACCTGTCGAAAACCATCGAGCCAGAATGTACGAACGCCTCTATATCATCTGATGGATATTCACTTGCCATAACACCATGGTCGTTCTTGCCAGTGCGTTCTTCTATATACCAGTGTATAGCTTCAAGAGTTGCGCCTTTATTCCATAACCACCATAGATATTTCCCACTTTCTTCACGAGGAGACATCACATTGGCGTTTTCTCTATTCTCCCATAGCCAGATGGCAAAGTCTGCCTTTTCATCTTCGCTGGCAAATGGCAAGGAATACTGTTCAATATCATACCATGCTATAAACAGCGCATCAAATTGTGAGGGGATATGTGGGTCTGATGCTGCTTCATATTCACGATGGAAAAAGTTTCCTGTACCATTTGCAGTGCTCTCCATCACAATCATAGTATAAGGTTTATACAAGATACCAGAACAGGCTGAACGCACAATATCTTCTGGCGTCTTACCCTCTGTGGCTTTCCATATACCTACCTCCGAAAGATGCACGAGATTGTAATCACCACCACGGCAACCATCGGGACGCTCTGCCGTACCAATCTTGATTTTGCAGTTACGCTGTGGTACTCGGTGGATAGAACCACTCTTGCCGACACCTACTATCTTTGCCTCATTGTCAGAATATGCTTCACCCATGTTATGGAGCAGTTCAACAGGGTATTCCTTTATCATTTTATTGAACATATCCATAATATCATCTGATGTTGAGCCTTGGTGAGCAATGATAAGAGAATTCAAGCCAACCTTATGTATGAACTGCAACCATGCAAAATACATCTGTGTTGTTGTCGAACCGCCCCACTGTCGAGCCTTTAACAGTATAAGACGGATAGGCATATCTGCTGTTCTCTTGCTCTCAAACTTCTCTAAAAGTTTTCTTTGAGGGCGTGTCAGCCTGAAAAGAACATCATCACCTCCTCCTTTAGGTTTGATGTATATAAGTGTGGCTGCCCAGAAAGCAAAGTCATGCTTATAACGTAATCGGATAAGTTTCTTAGAAACCTTTTGACGGTCCGTATCGTTGGGGAATACATGTAGAACGTTTGTCAGGAACTTGTCAATAGAACCATGATGAATGAGTTTCTTCACGAAAGGTATCTTCATCATCGTGTTTGGAAGCCATTGAACTGGCATAACGAAATCGGAGATACATACTCTTGTACGTTCTCCGATAGAACCCTCACCTGTTACAGGGTTGAACTTAGCATAGATTGCTTCGTTTCGTCGGTCGTTTTCTTTGATGATTTTATTTACCTGTTCCTTATCTGACATACTATCCCTGCAACATCTGCTGTCCTTGCTGTACTGCCTCCATATTAGCTTCTTGTTGTACTTGTTCTGCAAGTTGTGGCGATAAGCCATCTGGAGTTTGTCCGTTTTCTATCTGTTCCTGTTGCGCTTTGATACTCTGCAATAGCTGGTCTGCAAATGGGAAATCACCATTTTCAAGCAATTGCTGTACACTAATAGCACCTGCTGACCACATCTGCATAAGCAAATCATTAGACATAGCACGATAAGCTGGTGTAGCGGTACTCTCTACAATAGAAAGGTCAAACTCAACATCACGTATTTTCTTTGGGTCATATTCTACAATAGTCGCATTCCTACCAGCAATGTTAAATACTCTTGGAGTGTCGTAGAACTGTTGGATATTCTTAACGTCTTTACTTGCTCCATCTCTTATAAATGACGAGAATGTATCAAGCAAATCAAGAAGTGATGTAGTTGCATTTTGCGCCTGTTGATTATACAAACTTGCTGACATACCTGAATAACCAGGCTTACCTTGTAAAGCCCCATTTACACCTGATATATCCTCAAAGAACTTCAACTGCATATTCAAGAGTTCGGAAATACCAATCTGTGTACAGTTGTTTGCAATCTGCTGAGGTAGTGCCGTACCAGTTTTAGGTTGCTTAATCATAATGACACCATCGAAGCGTGCCCACTCATTTGCAACATTCTCCATGCTCATACCCTTAGGCAAACACTCTTCAGGGAATAATAGTACACCCTTTGCGCTGGCTCGCATTATCCAGTCGTACATAGTGATAAGGCGGTTAGTATAACGCTGCTGGTCTATTACATTACTAACAAACGAGTGTATCTCTCCGTCGATGAATGGGTATGCCTTAAAGACATAGGGATGGCTCTTATGTTCGTAGGGGGTTTCCCCCTCATCAAGGATATCTCCAAATGGGGAGAGGAAATAATAATACCAATAGTTATCCATAAACCATTCGTATTTGATGAGTGGCACATCTTCATCAGCCATTCCAAGTTGATGTGCCTGTTCTATACGCTCACGATTTACACTGCCTACAAACTCCTCGAAGTCTTCAATGTCAATCTTGAATACATCACCGTTGTTCACATCGTGACAACGATAACGAGGTTTGCTTTCCTTTCTCCATATTTCTATTACCCTACATCGTGTTGCATCGTTCGGTACAAGGAAATCATAGTAACTGTTCAATGGGTAACCAAAACTTTCATACGCCATACCGAGCGCACCTTTGTCTCGTGCAGATTCGTATATCTTTCCTAACTGTGCAACATCCGCAGAATTTTTGGCAAAGCGTTCACACAACTGCTCAAAACTAATATCGTGTATTTCACCTAAACAACTAACATCCCAACCTCGGAAATCACGCATGTTGTTATCTATAAAGAAGTTGTTAGGCTGTACATAGTCCGTCCAACAATCAAGTTTGTTTTCACGCCAGCCATACCATTTGCGCTGCACAACAAAACCTGAGATAAGAAACTCCTCCATACAGCGAGCATTTATCTCTGTCATACGGTTTAGTTGCATATTGCATTGTAATACAGTTGACATAGTTTCTCCGTATTTCTGTTCGTCACGGTCTCTGGCTGTACAAGTCGGCTCGCTTGCCTGACTACGATATACGCCAAGCACAGCATTCACCATACGCTTGATGAGGTTGTTTTTAAGAGGTACGTTACCTTGTTTCTTAATATATTCTTCCTCGCTCATGCGCACACCATCTACGCATACATAGTCATCCCACTGTTTGCCGTATGTATACTTTTTGTTGCGCTCACGGTCTCTGCGGAATGTATCCATAGCACTCCAATACTGTTGTGCTTCATACAGAATATTATAAGCACGAGTATGTCCATCCAATATATTGGAACGGAGTACTGTGTCTGTTTCAGATATTGGCATTACCTTACTTGCCCGATGTAATCTTTTCTTTGCCATTTAATTAGATATTGGGATGATGCAAAGATAATTCTTCACATCACCCCTCATTGTTTATCTATTGCTACTTAGAGGTCTTGAGTTCATTGACCATTTCCTGTTGTACCTTAAACATTGCCTTGGTAAGCTGCTCTCTTTCTGTTGGAGACTTTGAGTTTAACCAAGCTTTTGTGATATCATTCATATCACTATTATAGTCTTTCATTATCAGGTAGCGGTCGTATTCAGGAGTATTCTCTAACGCATTCATTTGTTCGTCAGCTTCATCCTCGTCTTGCTCTCTGAGTTTCTTTATAGCACTTAGTTTTGCAGCAGTCTCTTTGTATTCTGCTTTCCACTGTTCTAACTCTTCCTTATTAGACTTGCTCGCAGCAGCCTTAAAGTTTTCTCTCGCTTTCTTGTACACGGTCTCTTTTCGTTTACCGTCTTTATCTGCTATGGCTGCATCACTATACATCCACCCTGTGAGTGGTGCACTGCGGTGTCGCTTGTACCGTGCAAAGCGTTCTGCAATTTGACTTGGTGTCATCTTACTTGCTTCAACACCACTCGCACTTAACTCGTCAAAGTAAATCTTATCCAATTGACTTTGCGGACAGTTAAGAACACGAGCCATCAGTAATGCACATTCCCTTGAGGTCTGCGCATCATCACCACAATAATCCATGATAGCTACCATAGCATCTGTGATACTTTGTGGGTTTACACCAACAGCAGACTGAGTAAGGAGATTTACACAATCGTTCAAAGCTTCCACATTATCCTTTGGGAATGTCTTTAAAATATCGCTCAAATCACTAACCAGCGGCATATCTTTCGTAACTGTAGCCCAATTCCCTTCACCTTGAAGTGCCATATTACCAGCTTGACTAAGAACATCACCACTCGTTAAACCCTCAAGGCTACCAAACAAGGCATGCGTTAAGGCATCATCTGTCATCTTTTTCTTCTCATCATCATCATCGCCAAGAATAAGATAAGGAAGATAAGCTCCTAAGTTCCATGCAAATTGTAACAAGAAGCCAAATACGGCTATTCGTGCAAGGTTATGAAGTGGACCCTTGCGGAGTTCTTCATGTGCTGCCTTTTTGGCCTGTTCTTCTGTCAGTCCCTCACGTTGCAATTGCTTAACCATAAATTCTTCTGCTCGCTGACGATAACCTGGTGTGAACAGCTTTACCTCATTTCGGAATGCGTCATACTGTTGACGAGTGTAGGACATTGACGAGTTTCTAAACACCGTGAACAAGACACTTAACCATGAGCGGTCTACCTGCATTGGGCTTAGGAATGCTCCCTCGCTTGATTGCTGTGTAGAGTTATAAAGAATCGTTGCGTCTTGCTTTGCACGCTTATCAGCAGTTGCTTCGTCAAATCCCCAACGCTTATACTTAGCATAACGTGACTGGTACATAGCATGCGCACCCATTGCAACAGTGAGCGCATCAACAAATGCATTAGGAGACATACCTATCATCGAAGCAATCTCTACTATACGACTACGCCATGCCTTCCAGTCCATATCGCTCTTCATCAGTCGAGGATCACCTGCCATACGGCTCTGCCAACGCTTTTCGAATATAGGAAGATTCTTCATCGACCAATTCCATGCATTAACTGGGTTTACTACATCTTTCGCCAGATGAGCTAAACTCGCATCTGGGAGATAGGCTGGGAAAGACAGGAACTGCTTCAATGCCGTGAAGACACGAAAACTTACCTTTGCAGCCGTAACACCCTTAGCTACGTTGACAGCTGTCTTATCAAGTTCTGCTATTGGTGGACGATACGCACCTACAGCCATCTTACAGACACTACGGAAATTCTTCCATAACGCAGCACCAGCACCGTATGCACTAGACATGTTCATCACTTGATTTCGGAAACGCTTGTAACTTAACATCGTATTGATATCACGTGTTAGTTCTGCAAAGGCTGCCCAATGCTCCATCTCCTGTAGATGGTCAGCTATTACATTGAAAGCGTCAGCACCTGTGACATCTAATGGTTTGTTATTACGTGTTCGTTTGATGATACCATTGGTCGTAGTGCCTGGTAAAACTATACCAGCATTATCGTCCTTTGCAACATCTTCTTCTTTATCAAGAGCATTCTTCAGTATCTTCAATGGGAAATAATTGTCTATTGCTGCCATAGGAGCACCGAACATTCGCTTGTGAACTTCGTTGTATTTATTTCTCTTATTAACAAGATATTCCTCCTGCAACCAGTCGGCAAGTTCTTTGAATTTAGGGTCAAGTATTTCTGTTATATGTTGTACGTCTTGTTCTGTTATACCCATATAACGCAATTTCATCCTACCATCGCTCATCTTGTCAACCATATAAATATACAACAAGTTCCCTTGTGTCAGTTCGTGCAACTTACGTTCTCCGCCATCCCAGAACTCAACAGAAACCTTCCCCATCTTACGCTCTAAAGAAAACAGGTCTGCCCATTTCATTTTCTTTCCATAGACTTCACTGACCTTTGCATCGAGTTCTTTCAAATCGTCACGATAACCTGTATACTCGTTTTCTGTTGCGTCTACCCAGCTACGCATGAATCTATTCCACAAGTAACCCTCACCGTTGACATTCTTCTTGCCAAACATCCTAAGCATTTGGTCAAAAGTACCAAGTGGGGCAAGGAGGAAACGAATAGCACTATTGTTCATCAGCTTTTGAACCTTGTTATCTTTATGATGTTCATCAGTGATACGACCTTCCATATCGCTATTGCAGTTATGATGAATATCATTGATACGCTTTTGCTCAGCCTCACGCCACTCTTTTGCACGCTTAGCACTTTCACCAAGCATGCCTCCAAACTCCGCTGCTATTGAAGAATAGGCTTCTGCACGGTCTATTTTATTTTGACGAATAGCTTCTTCGGTTGCATTAACATATTGCTTATAGGCATCTGCATCAAGCTTGCCTGCATCTTTATCTTCTTTGGCAGTCTTGATACTCTCACGTAATGCTTTCTCCTCTGCTTTGCTCTCGGTGATTTCTTCTACATAGCGTCTTGCTATCTGAGCACCTGCATACTCTATGGCTGCATTATCTGCAATTGTTTGGTCGTCACTTCCCATACGGCTCATAAGGTCAGGAATAAGAGTGTTATCTATTTCCTCTTTAGGGAATGATGTATACTTACGTGCTGTCTTAACAAGAATCTGACCTTGTGGGTCAAGGTTACCCTGCACCTCAATCCCTCTATCATTTAATCTTGTACCACGCATTGTGAAAAGTTTACCCAGTATATTTGCACCACTATGTAATTGGTTATCCACCATAATATCCATGAGCTTCTGTACATGTCCGCTGATGTCTTCCTTACCAACGCCATTCCTAACAGCACTAAGTACTCGCTTGGTTTCGTAAACACTCAAATTATCAAGTAAACCTTTATCGAGTAATACCTGTGCAAGGTCGGTCATTGCTTTTGCTGTACTGATGTCGTATGAACGCTGTCGACTCATGGCACTTCGCAACTTTTGCAGATTGCCACCAATAGCTTTCATAGCCTCAACCTTTGCATTGAAGTCATCTTTATTAGCTGCACTAATTTCTGCTTTCATGTTGGTGATGGTTTCTTCTAATCCCATATCACCATCACGGAAACGATTTACATCCGTCTCATCGTAATGAGCCTTACTGCGCATCAGTGCATCTTCGGCAGCATCCATTATGGTTGGCTTGCCACCATTACGTAGATTCTTCCATGACTTGTAAAGGATATAAGCTACATCCTTATCAGTAAGTCTGACACTCTTTGCTATCTTCAAGCCACGCAGGAACTTATCAAGGAACTGCTGTACTTTGGCTTTCACCTTTCCCCAGAATGTGAGTTCCTCTGCGCTCATCTTCTCAAAGCCTTCATAACCTATGCGGCCAGCCATGTCTGCCATGTACTCTTCTGTGGCTTCTCTTCGCATCTGCTCACGCTTCTTATTGGCTTCCACCGTTGCCTCTGCACGTGAGAATACTCCCTTGTGACTTTCCATGCGGTCAGCTTCTGCATTCTTTTGCTGGGTGAGCTTGTCCACCTCGGCTTCAAATAACTTGCGTTCCGCTTTGTCGATAGCTGCACGAATAGGCTTTGAGGCATGTTCATACACCTCACCGAGGAAATCATCAAATCGCTCCACACCTATAAGTTTTCGTAGTCCATTATGTCCTACAACCTCATGTACAGCTGTATTTGCGACATCAGCAACATCCGCATTATTGGGTAACAGTATGACTACCTCATCATTCTTGGCACTCCACCAACCTTTGGCTCTTTGCTGTCTGCGGCTCGGTAACTCTGCGATTTCCTCTGGGTCGCTAACTACACGAATAGGTGTATTCAACTTTTCAGATAGCATCTTAGCTTGCAATGCTTTTGCCTGTGGTGTAGTGTCTTGTGGGTCAATTTTGCCCTGTAGTGAAGTTTTTTCTTCTCCAATATTTNTCACATTCTTATTTGGTGAATCACTAAAATCTACTTCGCTAAACAAATTACCTTCTATAAGACTTCTGATGGATGAAGAAACATTAAAGAGTGGCTCTTCTGCTGTAAGCTCACTAAAATTTCCATCTTCGTATTCAATGTCTGAAAGAGTGTCTGTATCATCACGCAAAAGATTTTCGTCTTGTATTACAGGATTTACAAAATCTTTCACTATCTTTGCAGCAGAAGAAAGCTCATTTTTATATGTGGCATCTGCATTGAGAGCAGAAGCGCTTATATAAGATTGGGCTTTTTCTTTATCCACGCTTAATAGTTTTCCGTCCAATATCCACTTGGTTACACCTTTGCTCTCTTTGCCAAACAAAGAGGAAATGAAATTAAAATCAGCTTCTCCCTTCTTATTGACTTCTATACTTGCAAGTGTATTGTGTCCTCCTAACTTGATTTCTAATAGCGTAGCAAAACTATTTGGATGACTACCCTCGAATACTGCAATAGGGTTTTGCATGGCAAGAGGCAGGTTGTGCAGCTCCTTGACATCAAAATTATGGAGTTTTGCTTTCTTCAAAAGCTTATTACTATAGAGAATGATAGGCTTATCAGGAACACCTGCAGCCGACAGCATAGGTGAAGGATAACCTAACTTTAATCGTTTCGATTGTGCATTTCCTTCTGTCAGTTCTGCCAGTTCCCTATTGAACTGCTCATTCACTTCTTCATCAAGATAGCGCTTGCCATATTCAACATCTTCCTCCATGGCACCTCTATCGTGTGCGCTATCATCAATATTGATAACATCCATGAGATGTAAGCCACTATTAGAAAATGCGGTCTTAATCTTAAAGATAGATTTATTTGTATCTCTTGTATCCTCTCCAAGTTCATAATTTCCATATAAGATAGCAGAGCGACCACCCATCTGATTGACATAAGATATTATTTGCATAATATTCTTATGACTATCTACATCTGTTAACTTTGTCCATGGAAGGAATACGTTTCCTGTGACATGACCGGCTTGGTCAAGAATAATAAGACTCATTTTCTTGTGTTCACCAAGACGATGACTACTAACATACTCTGCAATACTTTCTGAGCTTACAGCTTTGAAAGCGAACTCAGGGTTCCAGTCTTTTGCAAATACCTGCTGGCTAAACTGATACACATTAATAGGGATATTATTGTGTTCATCAGGTAAAGGAATGTTTCCATCTTCAAGCCTCCCGTCTTCTGAGAACATACCAAATTTGCCGCTTGTGGTATTGATAATAATTGCTGGCATCACTTTCCCTCCAAAGATTTCCTTCACCTTCTTTTGCACATCCATATCTTGCTTACTTGCAGATATANCAAACAAAGAGGAAATGAAATTAAAGTCAGCTTCTCCCTTCTTATTTACTTCTATACTTGCAAGTGTATTGTGTCCTCCTAACTTGATTTCTAATAGCGTAGCAAAACTATTTGGATGACTACCCTCAAATACTGCAATAGGGTTTTGCATGGCAAGAGGCAGGTTGTGCAGCTCCTTGACATCAAAATTATGGAGTTTTGCTTTCTTCAAAAGCTTATTACCATAGAGAATGATAGGCTTATCAGGAACACCTGCAGCCGACAGCATAGGTGAAGGATAACCTAACTTTAATCGTTTCGATTGTGCATTTTCTTCCGTCAGCTCTGCCAGTTCTCTATTGAACTGTTCGTTGATAGCAATTAGTTCAGAATCTCTGCTGTTATCTATTACTTGAAAAGCTATATCATTACTGCTGTAAGCAGCCTCCTGAGTTGCTTTTTGTCTTTCTTCAATATCTCCTCGCTTATATGTGAATACTTCTACACCATTATCTCTTAATGTCTTTTTCAAATCATCAGAGAGGTCTTCTGGTACAACAGCCTTAGAGAATTCATTGAGAATAACAGGACGCTCAAATTTTGTTTCAAAATACAACGCTGGTCTTTCTTCTCGAATAGCTTCCACCAAGTCTTGTAACTTCTGAACATCTTCTTCTGATAACGTTATCCCATAAACATTTCTAATGTATGTTTGCGGGTTTTTCTCATTCGCAGCCTCTTGTAAGCGTGCAAATCCGTAATCATCAAACATATTCGCATTTGGCTGTAATTTCATTGCTAAGTCGAAATATACTTCTTTCCATTTTTCTTCAAAGTCTTCTATATCTTTATGCTCATTTGTGAGTTTGCTTTTCTTCTTTCTGATATTATCAAGACTTCCGTTTGCTTTCATTACGGCTGCAGCAAAGTTGGAAAATGATATGCTTATCCCTGCAGAGGCTTGTCGTCCCTGTTTTTTCATAATTTTAGATACATTCTCTAACGTATTAGGGATATATCTACGTTTGCCTGTTGGAGTAAAGCCGTCAAAAATAACCTCTTTTGTTTGGTAACGATTATTTAAACCCTCTATCCAGTTCTTAAAATCTTTTTCAAGACCAGCATCTTTTATGATTTGACTTGCTGTGTTAAGAGTCTTTTGTGCATTTTTGCTTCCTTGCTTAATTTTATCTCTCTGCACATCATTTACAAAGTTGATTAAAGGAGAAAGAGGGTATCCATATTTCTCAATATCTTCTAAGTAGCTATCTGCAACTCTATATCGCAAAGAGTTAGGTTTACCTCTTTTAATTAGCTCTTCATATTTTGAAATTTTTCTTTGAATTGCTTCATTATATTCTTTAATGTTTCCATCAAGTTCGGTTTGAATGTAAAGTTCTACTAGTTTCTTTATTTCATTTTTTGATAAATTATAAACGCTATTAACGCCAAACATAATATCGTTTAGAGTCTTGTGAACTTCATTGCTGTATTTTGGCTTTTCGACAATCATCTGCGGAGCTTTCCCTTGCTGGAATAAGTAAAGGTATGATAAATCAGTGTCCGAGCCATTCTCTAACCATCTATTTAATGCATTACGGACTTCACTCTGCATATCCTTTGGCACAGCATTGATGTCGTTATGTATCGTTATTCTGCCATCGCTACTTATTTGTTTTTCGACAACAGGGTACATAGGTGTCCATGCATCGCCCTCGAACGTTCCTGCATTTTTACCTGTAGACTTGTTAATCTTACGAGATGGCAAAATGAGAGAGATTTCCCCATAATCATTATGCACCTGCTTATCTGTGTCAATAACAGCTATAGACGGATTAGCAAATCCTCCTTGCTTTAAAACTTTACGAAGCTTTTGCTCCGATATGTTATGCACACCTATAAGGGATTTGTCATTAGAGTTAAGTTTTGTGCTATGCATAAGGTCATATAGTACCCTATCTGTCACCTCGTTAATTGAACCAAATTTCTTTATCTTGAACAGTTCTTTACCTACCCATTTCCAAAACATATCCAATGCACGTTTTATTCGGTTTAGCAATGTTACAGATTTTGCTTTTTCAAAAACATCTTTGTCTTCATCTATGACTTTCTGTGCTTCTGATTCCATTCTCGCTGCATTTTCTCTGCCACTGATGCGACTCAAAACCTCACTTGCAACAGCATCTTCATTGTTCGTAATATTGGAATAATTAGAATCTGAGACGACCTCTTCCCACACGGAAGTACCTTTAAGCAATGTTTTTATATTATTCCAACCTTGCTTATTCTTTGACATCATCGCTTCTGCCCACAAGTGCGTGTACTCATGGATTGGCGTGTCAGGGTTTATGCCTGCTTCTGTAAGATAAATCTTGCCATCGACTGCCCAGCCGTAAATAGTGCCTTGTGGGGTGCGTAGGGAGGTTGCATGGGTGTTGGCAAGCAACTCTTGCACTTGCTCATCAGTAGCACGCACAACTTCTATACCTGCCTTGTTTAAGGCTGACAAGATGGTGTCTGTGGCTAACCGCTTTGCTGTAGTGTTATTGGTTAAATCTTCTGTCGAATACTGCAATGAACCGTTTTCCTGATATTCATGCCCATCTGCATTCATTGGCTCATTACTCTGCTCCAATACCTTATTAGCACTTTTTGGTCCACCTGTATTCAACCAATCATAGAACTTCAAAGCTGCATCAACACTCGTAAAACCTAACGTCGCAGTATCTCCTCGCTCTTGGGCTTTATCGCTGCTATCTACCGTCTTATTATATTCATCAGTAAGGTCTCCCCACTTCTGCCAGCCACTGTTCGTCTTTTCGTCTATTTCGTCAGAATAGTCATACACAGCAATCTGTCCGCTCGGGTCAGTTATCTTGTCTGGCACTACGGTTAAAACACCCAGCCTCGAGGTCTTGCCGTCAAGCAACAATGGTGCAAACAAATCTTCTGCCTCGTATCGATCTACATCTATTGTAGTACGCCCTGTTGTATCTGTGTTCTTTTGGAAATCTTCGAGTTCTTTTAAATCTTGTCGAGCAAAATCTTCGGTTTCTGTCGGCTTCTTAGTCTGCACATCGCCTTGCGTCTTGACAGTAGAATATTCTGCAAACGGTTTTGTCTTGCGTTTACTGCTATCAATCCACTTCTTGAATTCTTCCTTGCTAACTTCTGTAATGTTGCCCAAGCCTTGCCATCCCTCTTCATAATTAGAAAGATATGCTTTCCTTGCGCTCTCCATATCAGAGAATCCGTACATTACCTTATGTTCATCGAAAGAACCATCTTTGTTTACTTGGTCTACAACAAAGACGTTACCCTCTGTTGGGTTATCTGACAAGAAGATGTCGATATGATCACCATCAACGCTTTCCGTGCCTCGAATATATCCGTAGGTATTATGCATCTCGGTTTCCCATTCCTTGCCATTTGCGTCCTTACCACGACGAACACTACCCTTAGGTTGTTCAATAGTGACATTGAAGCCATCTATCTTGATATGACCCTTCTTGTAGTTGCCAGCTTCTTTCTGTGCTTCAGTCGGATTGGTGTCAACCTTTGCTTCCTCTTTTTTACGTGTACGCTTAGCTTTATCTTCTGCCGCTACACGTTCAGCCATTGCAAACAAATCTTCACCTCTTGCAGGCTTTTCTAAATAATTGTCTACATTTTCTTGCTTTGTATCAGAAGATTGTTTATCTTTGCCTTCGAAATCATTGTTATGGTTTGATGCGCTGCCAGCTTGCTCGTTGCTTTGAGAAGCTTGCTCGGTGGAAACATTTGCAGGGGCAACACCTGTAGTAGAAGTATCTTTCGCGCCCTTCTCCCATAACAATGTTCTTTTTGCTAAGCCTTCTATCCTTTCATAACCAGAAGTCTTTATTCCGTAATAGCTTCCACTTAACGAATCTAATAGAACTGTTACTGCACGTCTACCTGTACGACTTCTTCCATTTTCGATAGAGAATATGATTGCACCTTTTTCTCCTTGACGTACGTGATCAAAATTATCTATCACGTCTAATACGAAATCTATCGCATCGTCAGCTTTAGAGAGCCCCATTTCCTTTCCATGCCTATCAAAGACATGTTTAAGCATAGATGGAGTAAGACGGAAAGGTGCTTGAGGTTTATTGATTTTATTAAAGACCTCGTCTGGTATATTTGCTAAATCAATATTTCCATTGATGTCTTGATAAAAGTTCTCTCCATTGTCAGCCTTCTGTTGACTAAGAGAATAAGCCCCTTCGTCAGATGTCTCTACTCTTTTTTCTCCGCTTCTACCACTATCTCTTTCAGTTCCTCCTTGATTGGCTTCTGCCCCATCGATATTCTCACTTCGTCCTCTTGGCGTAGTATCTCCATTGCTTCCTGTTCTCCCTTCTTGGCTTGCTGAATTATCGCCAGCCAATACATTGCTTCCTTGTTGTCCATTATATTCTATATTTAATGTTTCTTTGATTGCCTGTGCAAGTGAACGTGGCGTGTTATCAGGCTGCTCAAACAGGGTTTCTTCTTGTGTGCCTTGTATAAGGTCGTACATCTTATTGAACGTACCCTGTATGAGTGACTGATTATCGCCTTTGTACATAGTCGCAAGCAATAATGCAAAGTTACTATATTTTTCTGCAGGAAGGTAACTTTCTCCTGTAACATCGTCAAAAGCAAGTTGTCTTCTCCATGCTTCAACAGCTATACGTGCATCTTTATGATTCTTTGCATTCATAAACATGCTATCATGTGACAGAGCATAATATGCCATGATAGAGTCCTGAATATCCCCTATCATACGTTCGCTTTGTGGGCTGTCATAATCACGATATGCCGTTGCAAGAATTGCTTTCTGTGCTTTTGCAGGTAGCGCATTAAACATCTCTTCAAGCTGTGTATTACCACCTTCGAAGATACTCTGGTACATAATACCCTTGATATCGTTCTTTGCCTCTGCAGTAATGTTGCCTTTGCTATCAAATGCACTCTTATACTGTGTTGGACTAATCACTCCATTAGCGTTTAGCCATTTCAAAGCATCCACACCATTACTATCAACAAGCTCTGCAAAAGAGATATTCTCATCATTAGCTCGCAAAAGAATGTTTGCAAAGTTCTTCATCTTGTCACCAAGCTTTTTGACAACATTCTTAGGCTTGATACGTTCTGTACCTCCACTTTCTGTATCACTTGCCACAAATTGACCTAATGAAATAGCTTCATCATCGTTCGCATCGAGCATATTAACAAGTACTGGCTTATCCATTGCAGCAATGTCTTCTGCTCTTAGACCAAATGATTCTGCATTATCAATGAGATACTTTTTGTACTTATCACCTTGCTCCTGATGATTGTCCCACATCTCACGAAGTGCGGCACTTCGATTATTGCCCTGGATAACCTCTCCACGACTATTCACTGTTGGCGCACCTGTATAAGCGGTAACAGATGATGTTATTTCTTCTGGGCGAATATTTGCTGCAATCTTACGTGCTGCGCCTACACTTGCATCGTCTTTGCGCTCTTTTGGTTGTGCCTCGTCAATGAAGTGCTGTGGATTTCGTTGCCCATTCTTATGGCTTGGTTGTAACTGATTAGCTTCAATGATTGCAACGTGTCCTGTTGGAATGTTATCATCATCAAATTTAACCTGTACTTCTTTACCTTTCGTTGCGTTAATAGGCTCTTGTCTATCTACCTTATCTCCATTAACACGCCTGTAGCCTCTTGCTCGTGCATCAGTTGCCTTATCTTCTACAAAATCGGGTACGCCATTAAGAGCTTCACGCTTGATACGTTCTGCTTCTTCTTGTTCTGCACGTGCTGTCTCTTCCTGTTCCTTACGTACACGTGCCACTTCATCAGCTTTGCGCTGTTCCTCTGCTTGTATTGCAGCTTCACGCATACGATTAACAGCGGCAATCTTCTTCCAATGTGCAAGCGTTGCCTTTGCCTGTTCAATAACCTCAGCACGTTTTTTCTCTGCTGCAATCTTCTCAGCAATGCTGCCACCACTCTTTGTTTTGGTCTTTTCAGCCTTTTTTACACCAGCTTCCAAATCTGACACCATATCATCGGCAACAGTCTGTGCCATACTCGTGTCACCTTCCGTCTGCTCTACAATAGCATCCCATGCTGTTTCGGGGTCTGTCTGCTCATAAAGAGGCTGACCAGATTCGTCTTTAGGAATGCGCTCAAAAGCTGTTGTTTGCTGTTGTGGGGCTTCCTTTTCTACAGAGTTCTCTGTATCTTCCTGCTGTTGTGGCTGCTGAGTTATTGTTTTTTCAGCAACATCCGTAGGTGCCTTCGTCATAGAGTCAAGTTCTTCAGCACTAAACAGATTTACTTTCTTTCCATTAATAGGCTGTTCTGTGTAGACTTCAAACTTACCATCTTCGTTCTGAGGGGCTGTTATACTTCCACGAACAGTATTTCCATTCTCATCAGAGAGCGTTACCTCATCGTTTATATTGTAAGTATTGTTAGTGTTGTTAGTTGGTACATTCTCTACAACCTGTGTTGCTGCAACGGCTGCTCGACGTGCCTCATCAACCTGCTGCTGTACTTGTTCTTTTGGCAATAGGATAGGCTGCTGAGCCCCATCAATATCAACAAGCACCATTTCAGGATTAACCTGTCCTATCTTTTCGTCTATTGCATCACCAATTATAGACAAAGAGTGTTGCGTACCATCTTCTTTGTCTATGATAGAATAGATATCACCTTGCTTGAATTCTAATTTTCCGTCAATCTTATCAGCCTGCTGCTGTGCAAATGTCTGTCGGATATTATCTGCTGCAGCCTCTTTCTCCTCTTGTACATTAATAGGTGCATCCACTTTGAAGATTGCAGAAGGGTCTGCTGTTTCAAGTTCTCCAGTCTCGGCATCACGCAATACAACGAAGTCATCAGAGTGTTCATGATCAACACCACTACCATCAGGGAGCATTACAACGTTACCATTGACAATATACACTTGTCTATCATCAACTTTCATCGTTGCTGGATGAATAGCGCCTGTGTCAAGGTTAGTGCGCTGTTCTGCTTCAAGGTTGCTTTCATGCACTTTTGTGTCAATATCATCTTTCACACGCTGAATCATGCCATTATAAGCAGCACGTGCGTTGGCATAGTCGGTAAATGCTTGTAGCTGTCCGTCGTTAAACTCATCACTATGCTTCATATAGGCTAAAGTTGATGCACCGCCATCTTCGCCTATCATACTTTCAAGGGTATCTTCACCCCATCCAGTAGCTTTTGTCGCTTGTTTCTTTGCTTCGTCATAAAGAATAGCTGTATTGTTGAGTTCCTTTTCATCTTGCAAGTTATAGCCCATACTGTAGGCTTCGTCCATTGCGTTAAATTGACCCTCCAGCTTATTCTTTGTGTCTTGTGCGTTAACACCATGCACAACAGCTGTACGATATTGATATTGTAAGGCTGCAATCTTCTGAGAGTTTGACAAAGACTTATCACTGCCAATTTTCTCCATTACACTACCTATCTGCTTTTCATCAGCGTTATCAATAGCGTTCTTGTATTCATCCCAACGCTCACCAAAAACAGAACGTGCTTGTGCGTCTGCTTTGTGCTGCTCGTGTGGTGCCTTGTAGCGTTCTCTTGCATAACCTGCTGTGTTAACTCCGCTCATTATACCACTCATCAGAGCAACACTATAGAACGTATCAAGATTAATCTTTGGGTTGAACACTCCAGTGTGTGGGTCTGTGTCGAGTGTCATATCTCCATTGGTAACAGCATTGTAGAGGTTGTTTGCAACCTCCTCAAAGTATTCACCCGCCATTCCGTTCCATTTGGTTCTCTCTTGGAAATTTTTCCAAGTCTTTGCCCAATTAGACGAGCTCATGTGCTCAAAGGCATCAACAACCTTTCCTAAGCCAATCTTACGTGCACCACGACCAATAGCTGCATTTACTTTACCCATTCCAGGTAGATATTCACCCCACATTTCAGAGATATTCTCAGCGTACTGACCATTGATAGCCTTAGCGAGTGCCTTTACATCACTATATTCCTTGTTTTGGAAGATGTAACCGCCCTTACCATCCGACTGCACATCACCTGTTTTTCGATTGAGATAGTCGCCTACAATCTTTGTTGGACTATACATACCTGTAACAACACCTGCTTCCACAGCATCCATTCCCACACGTGTAGCCCCCTTAGCAAGTCCTGTGATGGCTTTTGCTATTGCCCCATTTCCAAACTTCTGCAACGCTCTTTTTGCTATAGTCTTAGCAACACTTGCAGCAGCTTCTTTGCCTACCCCAGAGGCTGGATTTGTAGCCATTTGTGCCATGAACCCAATAGTACCGACAAGATTCTGTCCTGCTCCAAATGCACCTCCAAGCTTATCAGAGGCTTCTGATTGAACGTTATTGGCAATAGCTGCTGCATCAAGAAGCATCTTGTCTTTAGCGGTTGCTTTACCTTCTTCATAGTTCTTTGCAGCACGATAAAGATTAGCTGCGTTGAATGTGTCAGTTATTCCAAAGTCGTATGTATTTACATCCGTCAAGCCTGCCATAATACCACCATAGAGACGGCTTAGAGTACCAGCATCTCCATATCTATCTGCGTTTTCTTTCATTTGTGCAGCCTTTGTCATCATGCTAAGGGCGGAAAGCCCTGGCTTGGCACCTTCTGGAACATACTGAAGGGCATTCCCTCGATTGCTAAATCCCTCAAGCGCATCACTGACTGCGCCCAAGAACGGATGTTCCTTTCTGAAAGCCTCTTTCTTTTTGTAATCCTCGTCAAAGGCATCATTTACACTCTCAACGGCATCTTTGTAGAGATTATCAACCTTATCTTTTTCACGTTGCGCCTCGATACCTGTCTGTACACTATCTCCGTATGCTTTTGCACGTGCTTCATCTGACGAAACCCCGACAAGTGGCTCTCCTGCATCATTTGTAACGATGTTTCCATGTTCGTCACGTGCTACCGTTGGAGCAAACATGGAATGAACTATATCTCCATTTTCATCGTATGTCAATCCAGCGTCAACAGGGTTGCGTAATTCTTTTCCTGTTGCCTGCATGTAATCTATCTCGTCTTTCTTCTGTTGCATAACCTGCGGCATACCCAACTCCTTTGCAGCTTTCTTATCACCATGTACGGCATCATCAAAAGCTCTAACGATTGTTGGTTTACCAAAACGCTTCTGCTCACGCCCCACACGCTTTGCTTTAGCTTCATTACCTAATTGGACGGCACGTTGTACGTGTGGATTTGTCGGATTAGTACTACGCTTAGCCTGCTCTCCAAGAACTTCCTTGCGATGCTCTTCTGAAAGATTATAACCTACGGGCTGTGGTTTTAAGTTGTACGATGCCTTTCCAAATGAATCTGATAAAAGAGGCTTACGACCTTGTGGTGTACTCAGTCGAGGACTTATAGTTTGCGTAGGTGTAGGTACAGTTGGTTTTGGTGCAGCCTGCTTCTGAATAGGGGTATGCTCAATAGAGAAAGCATGAAGACCTTGCTTTCTTGCTTGATCGAAATGCTGTAAAGGTATGTCATAATCGCCCTTCTGGGAATCACGCATACGAATTGTAGCACCTCTGTATGCAGATGCATATGATTGAATACCATACTTATCGATATTTTCCTTAGACACCTGATGCTCTTTGCCATCAGCAGTTTTAATTGTGTATGTTATCTTGTTAGACATAATTCATTAATTTAATGGTGGTCTATTCGTCGATGATGTTGTTTTCTTTACAGGTTTCTTTGCACCACGACGATAACTGTTCACATTGAATCCTCCCGCAGTAGAAGTACCTGTCGCCCCTATTAAACTGCGTATATCTTTATCCATAGAAGGGAAATCGCCAACATTAGAGACAATTATTGCAGCTATTCCATCCCGATTCTTTGTCTTTTCCAGTGCATCTGCTATTGCAGCATAATGTTGTGCATTCTTGCGGTCTCCAGCTTTACGGTAACGCTCTGCTGCTGCTTTTGCCTTTTTTATCATTGATGGTGCAAGAGCCGTGATAGCGCCTTTCTTATCAGGCGAGTAGGAGTGCACGCTGCCATCATGCAATCTGATAGTCTCCTGCTTACCAGTACCTTTGCTTGAACTAGAACCAGAACTAGATCCCTTTGTTGTTCCATCAGCATTGTGCGTCGCTCTGAAATGGTTTTCTGTTTGCATTATTCTTGCAGCACCTTGCGCTTCACTTACTCTATTATGACGCCCATTTTCTGCTATCTGTGCACCTTTTAATCCCTCATTTGCCTTGTGTGCACGTTCGTTTTCCTCCAAGACCTTTTCTTTGTGCTCCATGCTCTGATCAAATTGGCTATCCTTTTGATCATGATCTTGTTTCCATTGATCATCCTTAGTTGCATCACGATCTTTCTTATATTGGAATTCTGCTGCGTCTTTCTCCTGATTGTACATATCTATACCAAGCTGGCGCATCCAATTTCTATCTTTATCCTTTCTTTCGTCGTCTGCCTGCCTTGCTGCCATAAGATTTCTGATATACGCATTTTGCTGCGCATCTCTGTTTGCACGCAGTTTCTCCCACTTATTTTCCGTCTTAGCAGATTGTGAGTTCTCATGCCTATACATGTTAGGAGCATATTTTGTAGTGAAATACAGGTTAGAAAGAGCGGATATGCCGTCGCTAATAGCAGAGAAGACTTTCTCACGCTTCTCCTTCTTACGTTCATTCTCCAATTCTTCTTGTGTCGGAGGTTGATACGGACTGAGCTTCGTAAACATATCAGTGTAAGACATACGTGTAGGTGCTGTAGCTTTTGCAGGAATTATTTTATTCTCTCCTTTTGCAGCAACACTCTGTTCAATGCTAGGGGCAATAGGAGCCGAAATAGAAGGAGCAGTATTGCTATTATCAATACCGCCCTCCTTAATTGTCGGCACAGCTCCATTTTCCATCAAGTGAGCATTCTCGGCTCTCTGCTGTGCTACACCTGCAGCACCCAAAGCCGTTTCCGTTTTCACTCCTATAGCTGGACTTGCAGGTTGTGGAGGCTGTGACATAGGGGCAGGCTTACCTAAAATATCATTTATAGCACTCATATTCTTCGTTTTGAATTAGAATGGAATATTACCAGCTGCCCCAGTAACACCTTGAACAGCTTGCCCAATAGCGTTAGCCTTGTTCTGTTCAATCTCGTTGAGTTGATTGTTAAGCGAAGTGTCACGCTCTTGAAACTGATTTTCGATTGCGTCTTTTCTCTGTTCACCATTAACGGCAATCTGTGCGGTTGCATCAGAAAGAGCTTTGCCGTTTGCTGCCTTTGTCACAGCGGCACTTTCTTCTGTACCACCCATCACGGCAGCTGCTCCCTGTGCGGCTCTATTGCGATTCTTAATGCTTTCCTCTGTCATAGTTAAGATACGCTGAGCATCTGCACGCTGTGTTGCATCTTCGTTATAACGTCTGTCAAACCAGTCTTGATTGGCTTTTTTCTGCGCCTCTACATTGGCTTTCATCTTCCTCATTGCTTTTGATGCGCTGATACCTCCAAAAATACTACCTGCGGCACCAATTGCTGCTCCGATTAATCCCATATTGCGTTGTCTATTAAAAGTTATCTATTTTCTGCGAAAATAACACATTACTTTTGCATGGTTAGTTTAACTTTTAATACACCAAATAATATGACTACAGAAAAGAAAAAAGGAGGACGACCTAAAGGAATAGCGAAGACAGGCGGTCGTGTTGCAGGAACTCCAAATAAAGTTTCGGGAAAAGTAAGAAGTATTCTTGCAAATGTTACAGGCAATTACTATGACTCTGACTTATTTGAGAAAGACTTGGCAAGTCTTGAACCTAAAGAGCGCATACAAGCAATGGAGAAGTTTACAGCTTATATTGCTCCAAAATTACAGGCAACAACCCTTGACGTTGCAACAGAGACTAAGAAGACTATTGAGGATAGACTTATTGCTTTGTCTGGGGGAGACAAATAGAATCTACAAATAACTACTATAGAAACGCTTTTATTGAATTGTTGAATTAATTGAATTGATTTGTTTTAGTGGAAAGGGGATTGTTCGTGAGAATAGTCCCTTTTTCTTTGTAACTAATTTAATTACAAATATTTATAAAATGCTCCCTATATGTCGTACTTTGGTATTTCTTATATCATTTAGAATGCTCCCAATATGTCGTAGTTATACCATTTTCTTGGCGTTGGGAATATGGTTTTTATAGCCAAAAGTATTATTATAAACGAACGTTAATTTATTTCTTCGGAAGAAATCCCACTT